AATTATCACCTAAAGGATTCGCAGCAGTTATCAACCCAATTGCAACTGCTTCATTATCCGTAAATGCTACCTTCCCTTCTGCCTCAGTAGAATCAGTTCAACAAACAGGAACTTCAGGTACGTACAATTCAAAAGGGTACTTAGGATGGAAATTTGAAGAAAAAGCATTCGACAATGAAAACTTTATTAAACCACTTCCGTCAACTGAAGAATCCAACGTAGCAGGAGCATTTAATGTTGAAGACTATTCAGGACACCCAAGTTCTTCATTATGGTCAGGTTCATTAAGTGCATCAATTAATTCAACAGGAGCAACTGGTCCTACATCAAACCAACTTAAATTCACAGTTCCATTCCAAGGTGGTACAGACGGTGTTGCACCATACACAGTGAAATTTACAGGAGCTGAAAGCACATTAGCTAGTACTTATACAGTAGGTACTAACTTATATGGTTTTGATTTAAGCGCAACTAACAAAGCAGGATACAAAGGATATAAGAAAGCAATCGATACTCTTTCAAATCAAGACGAGTACGATATTAATATGTTAGCATTACCAGGTGTTATTCATTCAAAACACTCATTAGTAACAAACGCAGCTATTGACATGGTTGAAGCAAGAGGAGATGCATTCTATGTAATGGACACTTCAATTGCAACAAGCACAGTAAACCAAGCTGTAAGCGACGTAAGTGATTTAGACACTAACTACGCTGCAACTTACTACCCATGGGTTAAAGTACTTGATACTGCACAAAACAAACCAGTATTAGTTCCACCATCAGTAATAGTTCCAGGAGCAATTGCAGCTTCAGACCGAATTGCAGCTGAATGGTTTGCACCAGCAGGTTTAAATAGGGGTGTGTTAGGAAATGTAATTGAAGCTAAAATTAGATTAAATCAAGCTGAAAGAGACACATTATACAATGACAAAATCAACCCAATAGCAACATTCCCACAAACAGGAGTTTGTATTTGGGGTCAGAAAACACTTCAAACAAGATCATCAGCATTAGACAGAATTAATGTTCGTAGATTGTTGATTGCACTTAAGAAATTTATTGCAAGTTCTTCAAGATACCTAGTATTTGAACAAAACACAAATGCAACGCGTAATAGATTCTTAAACATAGTTAACCCATACTTAGAGGGTGTACAACAAAAACAAGGATTATTCTCATTCAGAGTACAAATGGATGAAAATAACAACACAGCAGATGTTGTAGATAGAAACCAATTAGTAGGTGCTATTTATTTACAACCAACTAAAACAGCTGAATTTATAGTTCTTGATTTCAATGTATTGCCTACTGGAGCAACTTTCGAATAAGAATTTAAAAACCGTATATTTATAACTGAATAAAAAATAACAAACGATGGCAATATTAGACACAAACGAAATCATGTTCACAGCATTTGAACCTAAACTACAGAATAGGTTTATAATGTACATTGATGGAATCCCAGCATACTTAATTAAAAAGGTATCTCGCCCAAGCATTTCATTTGGTGAAGTAACTCTTGATCACATTAACGTAAAAAGAAAAATCAAAGGAAAAGCAAATTGGGAAAACATTAGTTGTGATTTGTATGATCCAGTAACACCATCCGGAGCTCAAGCAGTAATGGAATGGGTTCGTTTGTCACATGAGTCAGTTACAGGTAGAGACGGTTATTCTGATTTTTATAAAAAAGACATTAGAATTAACGCATTAGGTCCTGTAGGTGATGTAGTTGAAGAATGGATTTTAAAGGGAGCATATTGTCAAGCAGCTAACTTTGGTGACATGGATTGGTCATCAGACGCACCAGCAAACATCAATTTAACAATAGTAATGGATTACGCCATCCTAAATTACTAAAATATACTTCTCTCCCGAAGTTGCGAGGCTGGACGTCATTTTATGACGTCCTTTCTTTTTCCTATATATGTATATCTGAACTAGTTTTAATAAATAAGTTATGGAACAACAACAATTCCCAACCGAAATGGTTACCCTTCCTTCTAAAGGTCTACTATACCCAGAAGGAAATCCTCTAAAAAAAGGGGAAATCGAAATGAAATATATGACTGCCCGAGAAGAAGACATTCTCACAAACCAAAACTTTATCCAAAATGGTACTGTCATAGACAAATTACTTAAATCACTCATAGTTACACCCGTAAATTTCAATGATTTACTTACAGGTGATAAAAATGCAATATTAATTGCAGCTCGTATTTTAGGATACGGTGCAGATTATGAATTTGAGTATAAAGGTGAAAAAATCAACATAAACCTTACAGACATTAAAGACAAACCACTAGATGAATCTTTAATTACAGAAGGTAAAAATGAATTTTCATTCACATTACCTGCTTCTAATATAGCAATTACATTTAAACTTTTGACTCACGGTGATGAAACAAACATCGAAAATGAAATTAAAGGTCTTAAAAAAATCAACAAACAATCATCAGCAGACTTGTCAACAAGAGTAAAACACCTGATTACTTCAGTAAATGGTAATTATGAAAAGTCAGCTGTTCGTGAATTTGTAGACACACAATTACTTGCAAGAGACTCAAGGGCATTAAGACAATACATCAATAAAATACAACCAGACATTGATTTATCGTATGAATATGAGGACAACAGGGGAAACATTGAAAAAATTCCTGTCCCCATTGGAATCAACTTTTTTTGGCCTGACGCCTAAGTATAGAGGCTTATTATTTACTCAAATACATGATTTAGTGTACCATGGTGGCGGTGGATTTATACACTCTGAAGTATATAATATGCCAATTTGGTTACGACAATATCACATTAAAAAGATAAACGAACATCTAACTAAACAACAAGAAGAAGCAGAAAAACAACAAGGCAAATCCAATGTAGGAGACGGTAAATTATCCCGACCAAACATTAATCCTTCTTCCACATACAATTTATAATAAAGGTGCGCAAGCACCTTTTATTTTTTCATATTTATATATGATGTAATAAACTTCAATAATGGCTAAACAAAATAATACTCGGGAAGAATTAACTGCTTTAAATGATGCACTTACTAGTTTAAATGCTAATTTGAAAGCTAATTTTAGTAAACAAGCTAATATTATTTCTGATGCTTCAAAAACTATTTCTAAAGATTTCACTCAAGGTATTGATGACGCAAGTAAAAGTCTTGACCAACAAGATAAAATTTTAGCCTCTATAAATAGAAATAAAGATCAAAGTAAAAAAATTGATCAAGAATTAATTAAAAATGAAGCTAATAAAGCTACAATTTTAAGAAAGGCTGAAATACTAAGAAGAAACGGTGTTGAATTTTCAGAAAGAGATTTATCCAATAGTTTACTACAGATAGATGCAGCTATAAAAAACCTTAATGTTTTAAAAGAACAAAACATTGAACAACAAAGAGAAAGAAACTTTGTAGGAGAAATTTTAGAAAAAGTCAAAAACCATCTTAGTGTTAGAAGACTCCTTCAATTAGCTGTAGTAGCTACAGTTAATGCCTTAAAAGACGGAAGTACATTAACAGCCAACATAGCACAAAACACAGGTTTATCAGCACAAAATTCACTTCAATTACAAAAGAATTTTGCTAACTTAGCAGCAAATTCAGGAGAAGTTTTTATAAATAGTACAAGGTTAAATGAAGCATTTACTACTTTAGCTTCCCAAACAGGTATAGTTTCATCGTTTGGTGGAGACACATTAGTATCATTTACTCAATTAACAGAACAATTAGGATTAGGCGCTGAACAAGCAACTCAATTAGCACTCGTATCCAGATTACAAGGTACAAGTACAAAATCAACTTTAGAAAATACAGTTGCAACAGTAAATGCTATAAACAAACAAAATGGTATTAATTTAAGTTCTAAAGAAATATTTAACGACATAAGTAGTGCAAGTAAAGCCATTGTAGTTTCTTTAGGTATGAACCCTCAATTATTAGCTCAAGCAGCAGCAGAAGCTAGATCATTAGGTTCAACATTATCAGAAATAGACCAAATAGCAGAAAGCCTCTTAAATTTTGAATCATCAATTGAAAACGAATTAACAGCCGAATTACTTACAGGTAAACAACTTAATTTTGAAAAAGCCAGATTACTTGCTTTAAATAATGATTTAGCAGGTGTAAGTAAAGAATTAGCAGACAATGAAGAATTATTTTCATCATTTGCAAACGGAAACAGAATCACCCAACAAGCAATAGCAGACACAATTGGTGTAAGTAGAGACCAAATGGCTGAAATGGTAATGCAACAAAAATTCTTAACTTTAGGAGCCCAAGGATTTACAGCCGAATATGGAGAACAAACATACCAACAAATGCTTCAATTAAGTGCAACACAAAAACTTGAAGCATCTATGGTAAAATTAAAAACTGCATTAGTAGACTTAGTAACACCATTAATACCAATAATAGATGCATTTTCAAATGTAATTTCAGGAGTAGCAACATTTACTTCAAATGTCGTTTCAGGTGGAGGGTCTTCCCAAAAAGAATTCGACTATGATAAAATGGCATCAGCAATGTCTAACATTCAAGTAAACACAACCTATAATGGCTTCCAAGCTAAAAGCCAACATGCTACAAAAGGTTCTAATAGCACTGATATCAAAACCCAGAGTAGATTTAGTGCTTAATTTAATATTTATAACTAAAACACAATATTATGTCACTTAAAGATAAACAAAGTAGATTCGATTTAGTAAAAGATGAAAATTCTGTTGGGGATATGGCTTCCCAAGCAGGAGACTCTAACTTTAACACATTAGGAGGAACTTCTAATTCCCCCTTCTCAGCAGAAGACCATATGGTAGCTTTACTTAGCAAAGCAGTTAATAGTTCAAATTCAGGACAAATTTATACCCCTTCACCTAATAAAGCAGAATTTCAAGATTTAGACGGAGCAACTCCTAGTAAATACACCGACAATTTACCTACATAATGGCATTAAAAGACCTACAATCAGACTTAACCAATTTAAAATTTGGTAAAGACAGAGCTTATGACCAACCAGGCATGGGTTTTAGTGATGAACCCTTTATAGAATCACCTATACAAGGAGGATTTGCTGACGTAGGAATTACATTTAATTCACTTACAGAAGGATTTATAAGAGGCGGTGCTGTTACTCACGCTGAAAGATTAGCAACAGACGGAGAAAGGATATCTAAATTTTACTTGTCACCTAGGGGTGCAGGATTTCTAGCTAAACAAGTAGGATTACAAGCATCCAATCCTCAAATTAGAGAAGGAAATTTATTTAATTCACCATCTTCTAACCAACGAACATATAATTTAGGTGTTAATACTTTATCTCAAGTAGTAGCTTCTGGAACAGGCTTACACATTAAAAGAGAAGGCTTGTTACCTACATCTTTTGATGGGTACATTGATGATTTAGAATTAACCAAAGACAGTAATTCTACAACAGGTATAAAAGAGGGCAATAGACTATTATCTTTATTTGCTGACCATATAGAAGGAGCTACATCTTTAGGTCCTGTAAAACCCGATGATAATAATAATAGTGATAATGGAAATTTTTTATCAAGAATATTAGGTAGAGTAGAAAGTTTTACAGATAACCTTAGTGGTCTTTTTGGTGGTAACACAAACACAGAATTACTTAATTACCAAGGAGGAGCAGGTTCAACTTATGGTATAGGACAAACCACCCTTTACAGGTATAATAATTCTACTGTTGATAATGGAGGAAAAAATATAGGTAAAATCCCTAGAGATATAGGAGGTAAAAATAAAGGCATTACAAGACATAAAACATTATCTGAATACCATGTAACTTCAAATGACCCTATAAACTTACAAAATATTCTTTCATCTCCAGAAGGAGCATATGAAGGAGCCGAAGATTTTATCCCATTCAGGTTTGAAGCAGTTAACACAGATAACCCACTAAAATCAGATTACATTGTATTTAAAGCATTTTTAGACAGTTTTAATGACAATTATAATGCATCCCACAACGAATTTAATTACAATGGTAGAGGAGAAACATTCTACACTTACAATAATTTTAAACGTAATATTGATTTTAGTTTTAAAATAGCAGCCCAATCAAAAGAAGAAATCGAACCTTTATATACTAAATTAAATTATTTAGTTTCTAACACAGCTCCAGAATATAGTTCTGCGGGTAGAATAAGAACACCATTCATAAAATTAACCGTAGGTGATTGGTGTAGTAGAGTACCAGGTATTTTAAACTCAGTAGGATTATCATGGAATGTAAATTATCCATGGCAAATTAAAAACACAGATGGTATATTAATGTTACCTCATGTGTTAGATGTTTCAGTACAATTTACTCCAACTCACAATTTTATGCCTGAAAAATCTACAAATTCTCAATTTTTTAATTTAACAAGAGCAAATGCCTAGTAGACTAAATTATATAGCAGAAAGAAGATCAGACAACAAAAGATACTATAAAAATCTTAAGTATCCCGAAATACCATTATCTGTAAATGATTTATATATTACCACAACTGTAGGTGATAGATTAGATTTACTTGCAGACGAATTTTTAAACAATGTGGATTTATGGTGGATTATTACTACAGCCAATCCAGATATTATAAGAAGAGACAGCTTTAATTTAAGACCAGGTATGGAAATAAGAATTCCTGATAATGTACAAGGTATAATAGAAGAATTCGAAGCACTAAACAAGTAGTTATGTCAATATTTACAGAAACTTTTCAAGATTTTGTTTTTAATCAATTAAAAATAAGAGAAGCAGCTTTAAATCAAAAGTCTGGTCGTTCATTAGGTGCACCTAAAGTTGAAGGACTTAAAGGTCCAAATTCAGAAGAAACTAATGTAACTCTCCCCCCAGGTGCCTTCCACACACTTACTACTTCAAAACAATGTATTATTAGAATGTCATCTGGTGTTGATTTAAAATCAGAAAATGATTTATTAGATAAAAGTGACATAGGAAAAGAAAATTTAGTAGGAGAAGGTTTAGCTATTCGTTATATGCTTGAAGGGGGTGTTCCTGCTAAAGATGTTGATTTTTTAAATAATAGAAAAGAAGGCAAATCAGAAATTAAAGTTATCCCTAGAGGTAGAGGAACTCGACAATTTACTAAAGGTTCAGGAAAAGATTATGGGTCAGCTTATGGTGACCCCTACATTCGCTCAAACGCAGGAGACGATTTTGGTATAGTACCAATGCCTGGTATTATAAAT